GATAAAAATATATAATAATTGGACCCTGAGGAAGGGAAACAGCATTATGCTGTCGGTCCAAGAAGATCGCCGCAATCAAATATTCAAGCATTTTGTTTATTTGGCGATAGAAGCAATTTCATTTAAAGATGATGTCTGGTGGTATTGATTTTGACATTGACCATTGTGTCAATGTTATTAGGAATAATTCAAGAGGCTTTCAAAAGGCCAAGGCCGAATACTCAAGTATTCGGGAATTGAGGTACACTGATTTAACGTGTACAAACAGAGACATGGGTGAACTCGGTGCCGTTCTGAAGAACGCGAGTGTATACATCGACCGTGTCGTGAGAGGGGGGCATGCTGGTCTAGCCTCGCCTGTTTTTATAATAGACTATGATCTCAGGGCTAACCTGTTGAAGGCGGCCGAGTACGCCATAGAGTGCGTCAATCTATCGTTCCGTGTCGAATGGAACGTGGTGGATGTTAGGGTGGAATTATACCCGGGAGTTGCCACCAATGTGATTGTCACACATGAACTAGCACCCATGATGAGGGACGGCAAAGCCAGGGATCTGACTAAGTTCGCCAGTGCTACTGGGCTTGGTATGAAGGAGGTGAGGGATGACAATTCCAGAAACATGCCTCTGCTGATGGACGTTTTTCAAAGTGGGTCTGTTGGGCAGAATAAGTTGACAAGGTTGGTCAAGGGGTGTCTTATGTACATAGATAGGCTAGAACTGGGGCCAACAACAGTCAGGCATGCTGAGTTGTCGACTATGAAGTACAACGTTGAATCGTTGATCGGCACCCTAGACTTGGAGGACACAGCTTTTGTTTATACGAAGCATGATACCGCACCCTCACACAACCTGATTCTGTACTCAATGTGTCAATCATACCCGAGTCCTTATCTGGGTGGGGCTGACCACGTGCATATACCAGCTGATGGCAGGTACATTGTACTAGTGGGTAACAACCCGACCCGGTACTGTCAGGACACTTATGTGTCAGCTGAGCTAATTATGGGAACCATGATTGAGTATGCTGAATACTTTTGTCTTGGTAATCAGATTGAGGCGGCTATGGCTATAGCGTGCTCGTTGCGCCAAAACAGGTATTTTAAGGTCGTCGGTCTGCCTTCCGTGTTAAGCGGATGTGACGTGATAGCGCCTGCGTTAGGTAGGCTTGAAGCAGGAGTGACTGAGAAGACCATGTTGTCAATTGGGGCAGCAACTATGTTAGGTAGGTTTCATCAGATGTCTTGTTTAGTATTAATTAAAGATGTCTTAACTAGCGTTAGGAATACTTCTAGGAATAATTACTTTTTGTATGATAATATTAGGGATGTACTTAGCAGGGATAGGTTTACTTTACTTGAGTACCTAGAGGATAAGACTTTCTCAGGGATGCTTAAGATAAGTATGGATATGCAGTGGTTGCCTTATTTGGATGACGAGGCAATGAAGAGTTTTGATAACATATCCATTTTTGAAGGTTTTTGGGTGGTTAACAACCCTCTAACAGCCCTGAAGGATGGGGCTATTAGATGCTTAAAGAAAGGGGTTAAGAAGGCAATAAGCTTACACGCCCCAGGACTTTTTATGGACAGTTTTGACACTTTGTACAATGAAGTAGTCTTAGGAGGTGGTGATGAGAACTTCAATATACCTGACGGTGGTTACACAATTAGCGTTAGCAATATTAGGTGCCTTAGACGACCCAAGCCTATTGAAGATTTTGAGTTTGAGGTGGACGTGGACCTAACCGTACCATGCGAGAACTCGAAAGCTCCACCGGCACCAAAGAGATTTAGTTCAAAACCCTATTCCGGGTGGGAAGTGGGCTCAGACTCGGAGGAGGTCAGGCCTACTAGGCGGACGGTGCCTCATAATGCGTTACCCCCTATTCCCAGGGCGCCAGCTAGGGCTAGGGCTCCACCCCCATTGCAGGTGCCCTTCCAGGCGCCTGCTCAGGAATCGTTGGGCCACTGGGATGACGTGGAGGACGATCCGAACCCCCCAGTAGTTGTGCGACCCACGTTGGTGGCTACTGGTGAGGTTATGTGCAACATGGAAGCCATGCGTGTGGCGCTGCCTGGGGTGACTATGCCAGTTGTCGGGGAGAAAGAAACGACTGCTGGTGAGCAGGAGGAGTCTGGTGATGAGGGGACAGTTGTGGCTGAAACAACTGACTTGCCGCCAGTCCAGATTCTTGATGAGTCTCCGGGATTGGATAAATCAACAGATACCCCGTTTGTGAGCTGCCTCGTGACTCAACCCGTGGTTATAGCCCAACCATCACAGCTACCGAGGTCTGGTGTGGATGTGATACTAGGGCAGAGGCGGTTCACTGACGGATCTGTGGTACGCTCTGATGACAGTGGCGGGCGTAGAGGGGCTCTACGCCCAATAGTGCCACAACAGAGCTCAGGGGCACGAGTTGGGAGACCACTCACACAGCACATAACCCACCTGGGGAAGGATGAATTCCAAGTAGTGGATGCAATGAGGGTTTATGACTTCGTTAATGATAGGAGGTCCATGAGCATAGAGATGATGGAGCTGCGTGATTATCTGTTATGCCTGCCCCAGTACACTTATGCAGGTGAGAAGATATGGAAGTTTAGGGCTGAAGGAGATGCCCGGAACAAGTTGATGGAGTGTGTTGAGGTGTGGAACACACACAAACAAGGCAGGATTGAAGACTTCTCTGAGAGCTGGAGAAGTACGATATTGGAGCTGAGGGAAAAGAACTTGTATAGAGTAGAGGCATATGAGTGGCCCAAGGCTACCGATGAGGAAGTGGATTCTTACAGGGGAAAACCACTTCTCCACGAGGCTCTATCAAGGGAAGATGATTTCCAACTACCCGCAGGCAAGACACTGGAGGACTTGAGAGGAATCAACAAGTTTTGCGGTGCGTTTGACTGGTGGACGGTTGAGGCTTGCCGTATATGCAAGTTGAATGATAGAGTAGAGGTATTGACAGAGAGCAGCAAGAAGTGGCTGGCTGATTATGTGGACAAAGGAGGACATTGTTCAGCCTTTGGAGAAGTATGGAGGATGGTGAAGGACCATGCTCTATTCAAGAGTATGGATTGGCACCTGGTTAGTGGTGAGATGAAGGACATAATAAAACACTCTAAGAAGAGAGACTTAAAGGTCAACTTTAGAAATGATAGTAAACAGAAGTCCATTGATTATCTGTGTAGGACTGACAGTTTCACGGCTGACAAGATGTCAAGATACATCTCTAAAGAGAAATACAATGATGCTGTGTACAGAATGATGGAGGTGTCGCTGGCAAAGATGAATTTGCTGCTGCACCAACTAGCAGTGACTGGAAAGATGATAACTAGGCCGGAGTACTACGTTATAGCATACAGGAGTACTAGGCAAGAAGCTAATTTTGAGTATAAATTGAAAAGTCTACTTAGTAGGTATGTAGATTAGTAGGATAGTTAGTTAGTTAGGATAGTTAGGACCCGCCCCGTAATGCGTTAACTTACGGAACACTAGGTTATATATATTTGTCG